AGCTTCTCTCCGATAGAGCCGGTCTTTGTGATGTTGTCGTTGCGATTCATGATTGTTGTCCTTTGATTTATGATTGAGGTTTGTAGGCTAGATATAGACCCTAGTTCTTAGAGTCTATCTTGGTGAATAGGCCGTGGTTCTTCTTGTGAGAAGGAGAACGCCAGCCCTTCGGCTTAATCAAGTCAGGGAGACCGAGAGGATTCGGTCGCGACTCCTTGATGCCGACTTCTTTCTTCATGTTGGCACGGTGAACGGTGTTCCATGCCTTATACGCGTCCACGTCGAACGCGTCCAGTGTTCCGATGGCCACGACGCAGAGATCGATCAGGGCGTCGACCATGTCTTCCCCGTCGGTGGCCTTCTTCAATTCGTCGAGCTCCTCCTGGAGGAAGTTGACTCGAAACTCCAAGAACTTCTTCAGCTTCTCGCCGTCGAATTCACGTACCTTCTCATTGACGCCGAACTTCGTATGCATCTCGGCGATGTCCTTGACCCAATTCTTACTCATGCTGCTATCCATTCTGGAGGTTGACGATTAGTCCACTTGTGCATGGACGATTTCCCGATCTTATAGTAGTGACGATAATTTGTCAACGGATCATCGCTGATACGATACTCCGGAGCCATGGCCGACGGCATTGGCGTCATGTCGAAGTCTTTTAGATTATGCGGAGGCGACTGCAACGGCATCAGTAGCTCGAAGCACTTGTGGCGCTTGGAGTATCGATGAGTGTACTCGTCCAGCAGACCGGCGAAGTGCTCCACGAGCCATAGGTAGTTCTCCACTGAAGTGCGACACCAGACCGCAGACGGGTGGTTGACGTGAGTAGCGGTGTAGATCACGTGCTCACGCTCATCCGGCAGAATCCAGCGCTTGGTCTTACGTCCTGTCTTGGACAGGCCTGGCTTCTGCTCGCCGTCGAGTAGCCGATGCGCAGTCGACATGAGCTGCGCAGACTCGAGGATCATCTTGACGACGTGCTTATCCACGAGTGACTGTGCTGCTACGACTGGATCTTTGTCGACGTAAAAGATATTCATTAGCTCACGACTTCTACCATGAATTTGAAACCTGATTCTACATCGATCTCTCTGGAGAGTAAAGTGTTATTTTTAGAGTCCACTAATTTTACTCTGACCTGAGTCACGCCGTCCGGCACCGTCCACTCACCCCTGCCTCGAGACTTTGCGCTGGCGGGCGAGCTCATTAGCGGCAAGCTCAAGAGGAGCGAAGAAGCTATCGTTCTGCGGTTTAACATGTATCTTACCTTTTGCTGCTTTCTTGAAGATCTGCTCTCTCTTGAATCTAGGTAGATGATTAAAGAACAGAACTCCATTCAAGTGGTCCATCTCGTGTTGGACTACCCTGGCGCTCATGCCAGTGAATTTCTTGGTAGTCGTCTGACCGTCTGGACCGGTGAAACGAATCTTTATGTGTCGAGCCCTGGCTATTGGCGCCAAGACTCCTGGAAATGAAAGACACCCCTCTTCTAGTGTGATGGTCTCATTCGAGACGTCAACTAGCCTAGGATTAAACATGACGTGATTAGGCTCGCCTATCATAGCAAACACGGCGTAGGGCAGGCCTACTTGACAGGCAGATAGACCCATGCCGTTATTATCTATCATGATCTTGACCATGGCCTCCGCGAGGTCCCACGGATCACATGGCGGGTTGTTGAAGTCAAACTTCTCAGCCGGCTTCATGAGAATCGGATCTCTGCCAGTGATGAGCTTCAAATTGCTTAGGTCAATCATGCTGCTATCCTCGAAAAATTCTTGTGCTTCTCGAACTTGATCACTCGCTCGAAGCGATCCCAGAGCTGGTCCGTCTTGTGAGAGATGATGAACGTGTTGGTATCCTGAGTCAGGTTGGTCAGGATCTTCATGAACTCTTCAGTGCCACCACTATCTAGCGAGCTGTCGAATACCTCGTCCATGATCAATAGATTGGTGTTGATGGAGTTGCGCAACTTGGCCACGGCTCTCCAAGTGAAGAGGATGGCTAGGTTGATCCTCATCTTCTCGCCCTCTGAGAACGAGGCATAAGAGAACTCGTCGCGGAATCTGGACTTGATCGTCTCCTCGAACTGCTCATTCAACTCGAACTGTACGAAGAAGTCCATCGCGCTGAGGTACTTGTTGATCAGCTTGTTGATGATCGGCACGTACTGCTTGATGATCTTCGCCTTGATGCCGCCGTCTTTGAGGATAGTAGACGCAGCCGTGAGCACTGCTCGCTCGTCTACTTCTAAGTTGTACGCGTTGATCGCGCTGTCAAGCTCTTCTTCAGTCTCAGGGATCTTATCTTCAAATACTTGGACTTCCACTTCTTTCTCGAGGTCTATGATGATCCTATCCTGGAGCTCTCGCTCGTGTCTGAGTGTGGACCACTTGATGTTGAGGTCGGAGATCTTATCAGTGACCTCCATAATCTCCTGCATTCTGGATTCGATCTTAGTCTTTTCCTCTTCGAGCTTAGAGATGCCATCGCTCAGCTCCTTCAGCTGGTTGGACTTAGTCGCGATCGTTTGCGTCTTGAAGTCGTGGTCTATACCCTGGCTGCAGGTTGGGCAGGTATCAGTGTCGTGAAAGAAGCTGATACTCCTCTCAAAGCTCTTCATCTTAGACTCTATCTGGGCCCTGAGTGCGATGAGCTTCTCGCGCTTTTCTTTGATCTTGGTTTTGTCCTTGATGGACACTACGAAGCGATCACCCTCGTCGGTGATGATCTTTATCTCAGCATCGATCTCGCCTATGCGCTTCTTGGCTTCTGTGATCTTAGTCAGCTTCTCTATCATCACATTCTTGTTGTTCTCTTCGATCTGAGCGCGATGCTGCTTCATGAGCTTGATACGCTCTTCTAGGATCTTAGTCTGTGCGTCCAGCTCTGTCAACTTAGCGGTGTTATTGGCCAGCTTATCCTTGAGTAGCGTATTCATGGTCGTGAAGATCTGCAGGTCTAGGAGGTCCTCGATTACCTCTCGGCGCTGACCAGTCGGCAGCTGCATGAATGGTACGAACGAGGCAGACCCGAGGACTACCACCTGACAGAAAGACTTGTGATTGACCTTGAGGATCTGATCTTCTAAGACCTTCTGATAGTCTCTGGACTCGGCATCTTGATTGAGTAGGGTGTCGTTCTTGTAGAGCTCGAAGACGTTTGGCTTCATGCCGCGGACGACCTTGTACTCCGACTTTCCTATGGAGAACTCCACCTCGACAGACAGGTCTTTGCGATTGATGGTGTTCATCAACTGAGGCTTGTTCACCTTGCGGAAGGGCTTATTGAACAAGGCAAACGACAAGGCGTCGAGGAGGGTAGACTTACCCGCCCCGTTCTCTCCGACTATGAGTGTGGTCTTATTGGAACATAGATCGATCTCAGTGAACACGTTACCCGTGCTGAGAAAGTTCTTCCATCGTATTTTCTTGAAGACGATCATTAATGTACTTCATTCTCTCATCTAATAAAGTTCGAAGCTCTCGACGCGTGATATATCCTTGATACTCTAGTTGTACCAAGTGGTGGGCTATCTTTGGATCTAAGTACTCTTGGATACTCATATTTAGCTTCTTGGCCCGCGGCACTATCTCGTTGATCAAGATAGTGAAGCACTTCTTGGACCAAGCTGAATCTATCGTCATTCTATCTGCAAAGCCTCAGTGTACAGGTTAGTTATCATTCTGTCTAGCTTCTTCTGATCGACGCTCAAGTTCATAGAGGCGATATACTTCTTACAGACAGTGAGCGTGTCCTCGGCCTCGTCCACTATATCCTGATCGTCCTGAAGATCGAGGTGTAGATGATCCTCGACTACCTGCAGATCGATGACACCGGCCTTCTCGATCTTATCCACGAATAAGTCGAACCAGTATGGATTGGTCTTGTTCTTCACGATGAGCTTGACCATCTTGTTATGGACGTCGATCTCTCGATCGAATACGACTTCTTCCACAGTCTTGCCGGCGTCGTCGTACCACACCTTCTGGAACATCTTATAAGGATTCTGAATAAATGTCAACTCTCTCGACTCGGTGTCGAACACGTGGAAACCGCGGGGGTCGTCGTAGTCTGACCACGTGTACTCAGCGAATGCCCCCAGGTAATGTATATTACCGTTGGAAGAACGATGATGATAATGGCCGGAGCAGACAACATCGAAGCGATCAAAAATATGGTGATCCAATCCATGATCACTGATCGAACCCTTGAACATCTCGAAGCCATTGAGTTCCAGATGCCCCATGACGACTTGTGCTCGCGTGTTCTTGATGGCATCCATGCTCTCCTGATGATTCTCTTCACAGATCCACGGCAGCAGCAGGATCGGAGTCCCATCGAACTTCAAAGTGATCGGAGAAGTGTATGTAGTGACGTTCTCGTACTTGCGATCAACCAATTCAGCAAGCGCGTTGATCTTGTTGGTGTTCTTGTAGTATACGTCGTGATTTCCGGCGATGATGTGACAATCGATGTTTCCGTCTCTGAGACGATCGAGGAAATCTGAGCGTAGTCTGCTCGCCGTGAGGAAGTTGATGTACTTCCTGCGGTCGACTAGATCACCTAGGTGAATGACGTGCTTGATGTCCAAGTCATCGATGGTATTGAAGAACACGTCATCTAGGAACTTCTTGAAGTAGTCGTAGAAGACCGCGGAGTCGTTACGGACTCCCCAGTGCGTATCAGTGATGAGTGCTATCTTCAAGGTACGGTCTCCATTGTTCAGCGAAGGAGCAGTTGGCTGCGTCCTTGAAGAGAGGAGCGATCTGCTCGTCTCTGTAGCCGGCTAATCCGCATCCGATGCGGGTCACAAACCAGCGTGTGTCTGCGTGCTCCTCACTCTGCGTGAGATACACGAATTCATAGATGTACGACTTGATTATATCAAGAATCATAGTGTCGATAAAGGAGTCTTTTGTGGGTATGGCGTAAGACTCTCGAACTAGTCCAGTACCTACGCCTAGCTTAGCTCCGAACTTCTCCTTGGCCGCCAGCGCGGCTCCGGCTCCGTGGATTCCTGCTAGGTTAGACCCGAAGACGAAGATCTCGCCATTCTCAGGAATAGTGCCGTCAGGATGATACCGGCGTGTCGTCATCTACTTCTTCCTCCACGAACTTCTCGATGCCCTTCTTGGCTCGCTTCGACTTCTCCCTCGTCACGACCAGGTAGTTCTCGTAGTCCTTGATGAATTCGTTTACGTGCTCCATGGTGAGATAGCTGTTCTCCACCGTCTTCATGTCCTCCAGCTCCTGCTGGAACGAGAGGCCTCCCTCGATTGTCATCTTCTGCATAGACCTGTACTTGACGTAGGTCTGCTTCTTCTCTTTCATGATGCGGCGGAAGAAGGCGTTTCGAATGATCTGAGTGAAGTAGGCGAAGGGATTGTTGGACTTCGTGGGATCGAAGTTGTTGACGACCATGACGCAGTTCTCGATGGCGTCGGAGATCATCTCGTCTCTGTAGGTGTAGTTCACGAACCTGTACTTGGTGGAGAGTCGAGTGGCGATCTTGTAGAAGCACTCGCCGATGTACTCTGGTATTCGAGGCAGCTCTTTGCCTTCTCGCTTGGCCTGCTCCACGCGCTCCTTGTACTTACACAGTTCTTCGTAGAGAGTCTTGTTGTTGATGTAGTGTCTGCTCATTCGTTGTACATTCTCTCGTATGCCTTCTTCACAGAAGTGAGGTTGATGGTATCCATGGCTATGCCTCCACACTCCTTGAGGCGCAGACGGAGCTCTTCGTTAGTAGTAGGACCCGGAGTCTTGTCCCTGTCTCGAGCCATCTTGTTGATCTCTATCAGACTCTCGAGCATGTACTTAGCTCCGAGCGAGATGTCGGCCAGTGACTTCTCGTGTCGAGCGCTGATGAGCTCATACGCCTCTATGCGTACTGCGGCCTCGAAACACAGAGGATCATTACTCTTATACAGCTCTTCCAATAAAATGTCAACTGCTTTATTCATCAGTGAAGAGACGTGTTACTCATTGCTCTGTTTACGATCTCCATGATCGCGTCTCTATCGCTAGCGACTGCCCTAGATACTTTCTGTTCCTTCTTCTCCGACTCGTCGAGGAAGGTCTTCACTGAGTCGTCGTAGATCTTGACGTAGGAGTCTTTCAGGTAGTAGAGCGAGACGATGGAATTGAAGTTGAGAAAGACTTCTCGGCAGTCGTTGTAAGAGTCGTACTTGGTGAATACAGCGGTAGCGACTCCGTCTAGCTGGCGATACCTCACCTCGAGCGGATCAGTGACTAGGATGAATGCAGGATCGCCGACCCACTTCTTGGGATGATCCTTGTGGAGGGACACCTTGCCGACGATCTCTGCCCCGTCTACTGTCTTGATGAAAGCTGTCTTCACTGATTGAGCCTCACGTTGTAGAGCTTGTACTCGAAGCTCTCCTCGTTGTAGATCTTCACGCGTTCCATGAAGTGGTTTATGGTGTGATTGCGCTTGGACTTCCAAGACAGGTCGTCTGCGATGTCGTACAGGGTGGCGACTTCTTTCCCGTCTGCCTTTCGCAGTCCTCTGCCGATAGACTGCAGGTTACGAATGCGGGACTTGGAAGGCGAAGCGAAGATAAGATTGCTGATGCTAGGTATATTGATGCCAGTAGAGAAAGTACCATAACTAGCGACGAGAATAGCGTCACTCTCGTCAGCCACGATCTTTCTGATGTCGTCTCTCTCTTCACCCTCGACTCCTCCGTGTATGAAGAATACTGCTCTCTCCTCGTCTTTCAGGAGATCATACAGTATCTTACCATGCTTCTCTACATATTGATACAGAATAAGCGTGTTACCCTTCAACGAAATCGCTAGATTCTTCACGAACTTGTTGCGAGCGGGATTGGCGACTAGGAAGTCCATCTCGTCTTGATAGGTCATGCCAGACACGAGTTTCTTCTGCTCGTCTGTGTATCCCAAGACTATGCACTTGATCTTGAGATCTGAGACGTGCTTCGTCTCCATGAGTTCTGCAGTAGTGACGACCTTGTAGACCGGACCGAACAGGCCCTCGATGACCAGCTTATGTGTCTGCGTGCCATCGAGAGTGCCTGTCAGTCCGAATCGATAGGGCGTCTTGCCCATGCTGGTCATGATGGAGGTGAGGCTCTTGGCCTTGAACAGGTGAACCTCGTCTCCGATGACTACTTCGAACTGGTCGAACCAGCCTTTGTCTTGCTTGTAGATGCTCTGCCACGTTGTGATGGTGACTTGCGCTTCGGTTTCTCGGTCTTGTCCTGAGAAGATCTTGTGGATGGAGTCACCGGAGTCGGATCGATCGGAGCCGCCGGAGTAGCCGTAGGACTCGAAGTCTCCTGCGAGCTGGTGGACCAGAGTAACTGTCGGAACCACGATAAGAGTCTTTGCATTGTAATACCTCGTTAGTAAGTAGATGATGAGAGACTTACCAGACGCAGTCGGAGACAGGAGGACGCACCTCTTGTTTCTGACGGCGTGCACGAATGCCTTGATCTGGTAGTCTCGGGGTTGAACTTTTTCTGGAAGATCGATGGAGCGAATGAAGTCCGTCGCTTCCTTGAGCGAGAACTCCTGCTGAGAGAAGTCTGAGAGCTCTTCTACCTCTACGTCTCTCGAGGCACAGAACTTCTTCACGTGGTCGACTAGACCGGCGTAGATGCAGCGATTCAGGTTGTTGACTAGGCGGATCTTGCCGTCCCAGAAGCGGGACTTGTAGGCGGGCATGAACTCGGCGCCAGGCACCTTGAACGTGAAGGCATCCGAGATCTCTTGGAGCGTAGACGGCTCGCAGTCGAGCCTGGCGTAGGCATGATCTACTCTCGATATGGCGACTCTCTCACTCACCCTAATCCGTTCTCAAACTTCTTCCAGTCGATGTAGTTCTTGATGGAGTATCCTCTGGTGGCTATAGTCTTGAGGATAGAATCGAGGACGTCCACCTTCTCTTCCTGCATGCCGATCTGCAGGTTGATGTTGATCATGTCTTTATCGGCGTCTAAGTATATAGGCAAGTCCTGCTTGAGTAGCTTCAGAGAGAATGGCTCCCAACCCCTCGAGTCCAGCTCTGACTTGTCCATCCTTCCAGTGTAGTAGTCGCTCTTCGCCAGAATCAGCTCCGCCCTCGAAGCCCTCATCTTCTTGAGCTTAAGCCTCTCTTCAGATAGGATCTTAAGATACTTGCCGTGAAGCTTCGGAGTGTTGAGGCTCTCGCTAGACAGATTAAGAGGATCTATCTTGGAGTCCTTACCCCATTCGGTGTGAATGTCTTCGAGTTTCATGATGTAGCCCAGTACTATATTCTATTTGGATATAGCCGTATTATACACGACTCGACCAAATAGTACACAAGTTTATTGATAGCTTGGATAGTTACTCGTGGTCGTGGGATCGAGAGTGAACATGCGATAGGAGAACTCGGCGCTAGCCTCGAGGTACGCCACGTCATTGAGAGTAGAGTCGAACTTCATTCCCGTCAGGCCGACTGGGAAGATGTCATAGAACTTGACTTCGTGCTTCGGATTCTTCGAACTGGACAGGATGACGAGCGATGCGTCTGATCTTATCCTCTGTGAGTCTACCGAGGACTTCTCTGCCAGTGCCCTGTACTGTTCGTAGCTCTCTGGGAATCCGAGGGCCAGCATCCAGTTGTAGATCTCCTTGTAGTTCGTCAGATCCTCGTCGATCTTGAAGTTCACGCTGATCGTACCATAGGTCAGCTCGGTGCCGGCTACTGGAATTCTCTGGAAAGGGTTAGGAATAGTAGCGGTATTAAGAGTGACGGTTGGGAAAGATATGGACTGACAGAAGTAGTCCACGTTGGGCAGACGCGTGATCACGAACTTGTACCCGAGAGGGGACAGGAAGTTCTTGTTGGCAGTGACTTCTGCGAATGACGGCATCTGTGGACTCCTTCACTACTATTTAGGCAAAAAGAAAGGGGGAGGTTGCCCTCCCCCAGTTCGTTCGGTTACCCCGAATCTTATGATTACAGGATGTTCGTGACGAGGACGCGACGGTAGTAGACGTTGCTGTCCTTCTTGACGACG